ACACATCTCCAATATCTTCTAAAGTATATCCCATACTTCTAGCAATAAATGAAAATATCACCCTTAGTTCTACTAAGTCTTTCTTTCTTGATCTATTATCAAGTTCTGCAGGTACTCCCCTAAGAAGAGGTAGAAATGGAGTAAAACAATCTTTTAGTTCACCTAATGATATTGTTGCTACATCTTTACCATCTTCTGTCTTCAATCTAGAACCAGCATGGACAACAGGTTCATACCCTAATTTATCAAAGAATTTTCTTTTAAATTCTTCTATAAGCTTACCTTCTAATGAGATGGCATATTTCTTTGTATTCATTAATTTATTATTTTTTAAAAAGTCATGTAATATTCGTATATTATATTATATATAAAAGGGCAGCAAATTTATGTTCTTTTGTTATATACTATATATATTTTGTAAAAATTTTTTAATCTATTTAATAATGGCTCTACCCTCAGCTGACAAAGTTAAAATTTGGTTATTTCCATCATTGGTTAGTATACTAGGGCTAATGATATGGACTGATCTTCAAACAATTAAGACAAGTGTTGCTCTCAATACTTCAACTAGCATTGTAAATAAAACTAATGTTGAAAATTTACAAAGGAGAGTGGACAGACTTGAAACTGTTATATATAAACAACCTGTAATTGTTAAAAATACTAATAACATTCCAGAAGAGCCTGTTAAAGATAACAGTCCATTGTTTACTAAAATAGTAGCTGTTAAACCTGATGAACAATCATTACTAATAACTAAAACAATTAATAACACAACCTTATAAACTTAATATAATGGCACAATATCCTCAAGGAATATTTCAAAGTTTGCAATATCTTCTAAAGAAAGTTAAAATACTTGCTCTTCAGAAACAACCCACTTATTCAAATATTTCATTAAATAGTTCTGTTACTTCATATACTATGCCTGGTAGAGGTATTTATGAAATTATTGCAGCTAATAGTATAGCTTTTCCTATTATTTTTCCTGATCCAGCTCTTTGCAATGGACAAACAATAACTGTTATTAATACAGATACTGTAAGTAGTCAAGTTGTTAGTGAAATTAATCAACCATTACAATATGGAAATACTGATCCATTGACTGTCATACCTGCTACTAGTTATATCATTCTTGTTTCTATTAATGGTGTATGGAGAGCAGTAACATTAGTTTAAAAATCAATAATATATGAAATTTAATATTACATCCAGCTCGTATTGGGCTCCAACTCCTAAATTTATTAGAAAAATAGCTGATAGTATTTTAGCAGCTTCTGTTACAATAGCATCATTTGCAGCATTTAGTGAACACACTAAACTAGCTACAGGTGTAATGATAATTGCAGCAATAGCTAAATTTACATCAAACTTCTTTACAAATGAAACAACAGCTTAGAATTACAGACATAGTTATAATTGTATTAATAGTTATTCTTTTTCTACAAAAATGTGGAGGAAAAAACACTATAGCTCCTAGTATTACAACTGTTAGAGACACTGTATGGATTAAGAAAGAGTCCACTACAACATCTAAACCACAAATTGTAGAGTCTATACCTTTTCCTGTAGATCATTACACTAAAGAGTATATTGCTGACACTAATTATAATAAACTAGTGTTACAATATCAAGCATTAGTGGCTAAGTTTCTAGCAACCAATATACAAAAAGATTCTCTTAGAATAGATTCTATAGGATATATAAAGATTACTGACACTGTTAGTTCTAATTTAGTTAGAGCTAGACAGATTAATTATAAATTTAAATATCCAATTATAAAAGAAACTATTACAATAATTCCTCCTCCTAAAACACAAGTGTTCTGGGGAATAGGAATACAAGGTAATAAACAACAGCTTAACCAATTTACAACTTCTTTCCTATTAAAGAATAAGAAAGAACAAATATTTGGTGTACAGGCTGGTATTTCTCCTAATGGAATAGTTAACTATGGTGTATCTACTTTCTGGAAAATAAAACTGTAACACATGAAAGATAAAATATCAGAAGAAAGAATATCACATCTTCACCCTAAAATCAGAGAAGAAGTGAAACAGCTTATTGATAAAGCTGAGTCTGCTGTAGAAGATAATTTAGCTATCAGAGTGGTACAAGGATTAAGAACCATAGAAGAACAAAATGATTTGTATGCTCAAGGAAGAACTAAACCAGGAAGCATTGTAACAAATGCTAAAGGAGGAAGTTCTTTACACAATTATGGACTGGCTATAGACATCTGCTGGTTATTTAAACAACCAGATGGAACATATAAATATGATGACTCAAAATCATGGAAGACAGGTCCTAATTTCTTTAAAGTGATAAAAATATTTAAAGAAGCTGGATATACATGGGGTGGTGATTGGAAAACTATTATAGACACACCACATTTTGAGAAAACATTTGGACTGTCTTGGAAACAGCTATATGCTAAATATCAAAATAAAGACTTTATAACTAATACTCAATACGTAAATATATAAGCTAATGGCAAAAGGTTCTAATTCTGTATCAACAAAAGTAAACTTTGGTAGACGTAAAGGTGGGTCTGCTAAAAAATCTTATAACAAACATAACTCAAGACCTAAACCTTACAAAGGACAAGGAAAATAACCCTCTATATACAACCACTCTTGTAGAATAACCCTCTCTGCTACAGGATAAAAGAAAAAAAGACCCTATTGTTTATAGGGTCTTTACTTTTTCTACTTGTTTTCCTTAACTATTTCACCTTCAGTATCCACCTTACTTATTTTAGTACCATCAAATACTATAACTTGGTCTTTTTGAGAATATTCTTTAATAACATCATCTTTAAAATAACTAAATCTAGCACCCTGTACACCAATAAAATATGCTTTATCTGAATATAAATTACAACGGTCTTCAGCATCAGTTAATACTAAAGCATTTTCATTATTAGCTTCTATACTCTTAATTACAGTATCAATATCAGTGCCTCCATCATCATCTATCATAGATATGGATAACATATTATTTTTAATCTTATTAACTTTAGTATTAAAAGTATAAATGTTATTCAACATATCCATTTGTTTAAGCTTAGCAGCAAATGCTTTACAAAACTCTAGTTTGTTTATAGGATTACCATCTTTATTTATAGTTCCAGATCTACTACTCATACTACCAGAAATATCAATATAAATATCTATTTTACCAATACTTTTAGTACTCTTAATCTGTAAATCCTCAGCAAATATTTTTCTAATCTTAGGATGTAATAACTCAAACTCATCTAGTCCTGCTATATTATCACTATTAAACAAATCTTCATAGATGGTTATTTTCTTAGCACTAAAATAACTTACAGATTTATCTACAAGTTTTTTAATTTGATTTTTAACACTATCCATAGAAAGAGTGATGTTTTCAAGCTTAGCTATCATTTTATTAAGATATTCAGGACTTATTTTACCAGCTTGATTTCCTCCTTTAAGAATATTATCAAACATTTGCTGCTGGGTTTCTTCATCCATAGCTCCATCCATTTTGTTACATAAGTCTTGAGCATCTTGAATAGTTTTATCAAAGTCATTATTAGCTTGTTTACTATTCATCATTTTATCTAGAAGACCATCCCCTCCACCTGAATCTCCATCTCCATTTATATCATTTTTAAAATCTTCAGAAGTTTCAGGTTCTATAAAATCCATTATAGTCATTCTTCCAACAAAATAAGAAACTACATTTCTAGTAAAAATAGCTGACTTCAAACTACTGTTCTCACTCATTATCTTACCAACAGGATTATTAGCTTTTTCTAAGATTTTAAACTTAGTGGTGTTTGTATCATCTCTATCTTCAAAATTAAGTTTCTCCATTTGATTATAATACATTTTAAATATATCATTACTCAAATGCTTTGGAAACTTAGTATAGTTTTCTTGAAACTTTTCATAAAAACTACCAAACCCAGGTTGTTTATCTGTAGGTAATTTTTTATTCTCAACTCCTTTGTGAAAACTTTCATATATATTAGTAACTATTTTTTGGTCAACCATATGATCACTTACAATACGTTTAAGTCTACTTTCATCAATATAATGAAGATGTGGATTTATAAGATCTGGTTTTTTGTAGAAATTTATTTTACTAAATAAACTATCTTCATTTCTATAATAGGAGTCTATCTCTCCTTTCTTTACTTTTTCAAGAATGGTATATGCATTCTTATATTGTCTACCTGCTGCCATAAATATTATTTAATAAGTGTTTAAGATCATTAGCTGTATAAGAATAAGAAAGAGGGGAATAAGTTATTGTATTCCCCTGTTCTGTCATTGTTTGCCAAAGACCTTTACCTAAAAAGGGATTTTAGTAGTTTCTTCTTCTCCTTCTAGCATACTATCAAATGCTTCAGCTGTTTGATAATCATCTTTACGTGCAGAATGATTACTTAAAATATAATGCATAGACCTTTCTATTTCTTGTACTTGATCTTCATCAATAGAATCTCTAGTAGCATAAACATTAATTAAGCTCTCAATTTCAACTACAGCTTGTTCTAGTTGTTCATTAGTTGTAAATGATTGAAGCATTTCCACCTTACTCATAACAGCTTTAACCTCAGCAGACATTAGTTTATTTTGTAATTCACTACCTGCAGATTGACCAATCATAATTTGAGCAGTTTTTACAAGAGCTTTATCAATACTAATATCCCAGATATAACTAACAGCTTTTGCTAATTTAGGTACAAAAGTCAAAGTTCTATCACTACTGTGTTGATAACCCACTTCTAGATATTTATCTAATTTCTTAACTGGTACATCTACAGTGTCTAGTTCAGCTTTATTTGGAATACCCATTTTAAAACTTTCTCTGTAGTTTCTATCTCCTTTAGAATAATACTTACTAATATCACCTGCAGATACTCTATTTACATTAGTCTTTAACATAAATCTATCCCAGAATGGACTATCTTGTTCATCTTTAGGTATTTCATTACATGTAGCAATAAATAACTTCCATTTACAAGGTATTTTATGTTTACCATTAAATAAGAACTTCTCATTCATCACACCCAACATAGCATTTCTGATACCACTACTAGCTTTATCCACCTCATTGATGATTACAATTTCTGCTTCAGCAATTGGGGTGTTAAGTTTATAGTTGTTATTTGTAAACAACTCTTGAAGATCAGGAATACCCTTCACCTCACTTGATTTAGTACCTTCATCAGTTTCTAGAATATAGATTTTACTCATAAAGTCTTCTGCTGTCATATTACCATCTTTATTCAACCATGCTTTAGCATAATCTATAACAGTTTTGGTTTTACCTGTACCTGGTTCACCAATTAATAAACATGGAAGCCCTGTAGCTTCTGCTAATGCTAACATTTTAAATACTTCTTCCTTATTAATTAAGGATGTTTCAATTGTTCTTACTTCTTGAGTAACTTTCTTTGTAATTGATTTTGTTCTAATTTTTGCCATTTTAATTGACTTTGTGTGTGTGTTTAAATTTAAATTTTTTGTTCTATCAAGTAAATCTTGTACTGATTCTACTAGTACAAAAGCCTTCTCTCCTATCATTTTATCAAAACTTCCTGTTTTACTATTTCCTATAGCTGGAGACACTTCATAAGCAGGATCATCTGCATATTTACCTTTTCTTACTATTCTAACTTCTTTTCCTATATCATAATCTCCACATCCTGAACCAGGATAGATCACTTTCACTTTATCTCCTACATTAAATTTATATACTAAGTTAGATGGTCTAACATATTTTGTATTATTAGTACTCATCATATTTATTAAAGGTTTGAGAAAAGATCTACAGCATTAGATGTTTCTACAACTAATTCAGGCTGTTGTTCTTCTACTTTTTCTATTCTCTCTATTGTTTTATTAACTTTAGGAGTTACTTTTACATCTTGTTTAGCTGTATCATCTATAATATTAAACACAGTTAAAGTTGTTTCAGCATCTTTAAGAGCTGGGTGTTTTCTAATTGTTGCTATCTGCACTGGATTAGCACCATACTTCATTTCTATACTACCATACCCTAAATCATCTTTCTTAAGCCATGTATACCCTTCATTAAGGTCATTTAATAATTGACTAACTGTTAAGTCTACTTTGTTGATTGCCATTTTGTTGTGTTTTTTAATTAATTAATTTGTGTTTCTAAATACTCAATAAGATATTTTGCATATCCTGTTACTATTTCTTTATTTTGGAATATAAAAGACGGCTCTTCATTATCTACAGCCTTTTTATATTCTTTCTTAAAATCTATAAATTTTTCTTTGTTAAATTCTAAATGTTCCATACTACCATACTATTTTAAAGTCTTTTCCATTCTGTCCTTCTATAATAGAATTACATTTATTAAATAAGTCTTGACAATCCCATATAGTTTTAGTATAAGCTGCAGAAGCTGGATGGCTCACTTTAATTATGTGATGTTTTTCCTCATTAATTAATGATTCTAAATCTTGGGCTTGTTTACCCATTAGAACAAACACAAGTCCACTGTTAGTGTAATTTAGTGTATCTAATGTGTAAGCTATAAAGTCTTTCCATACATTGAAATGACTTCCTATTTTATCCACTTGACATGTTAAAGCTGAGTTTAATAATAACACTCCTTGGTTAGACCATCTTTTAAGATCTGGGTCATGTTCTACACTTTGATCTGGGTACACTGTACTGTTTATAGAAGCAAATATGTTCTTTAGACTTGGTTGTACCTTGTCTGTCAAACTACAACTAAATGCAATCCCATCAGCCACTGATAAATATGGATATGGATCCATCCCTATCATTACAATCTTTAATTTATCTACAGGACATTCTTCAAATGCTCTAAATACAAGTTTAAGAGGAGGAGTGAATCTTTTACCATCTTCTCTTAGATTATGTAATGTTTCTAACACTTTGTCAAAGTCTGAGCTTTGTACAAATCCTTTTAATTTAACAGCCCAACCAGATGGTTTAAGCTTTTCTATAAGTTTGATTTTTATTTCTTCAAGATTTACTTGTTCTGTCACAGTATTAATATTAAAAGATGAAACCAACTTGTTCTCCTATTTCTGTAGCTGCTTGTATAGCTAAAGCTAGTTCTTCTCTAGAACAATCTGCAAAACTTTTAGCTAGAAAGTATTCTTTACCAGATACTTCTCTAGCTATACAAAGCCCAGCTCTGTCTTTAACTAACAACTTCATATTTTCTACTGATTCTCCTATATGCATAGATAGATGTTTAATCATAACATGTATCTTAGCTAATTGTGGAAGTGTTCCATCATCATGTTGTTCTTCATAGAAGAATTCTATAATGGCTCCATCTTTTAAACTAGAAACAAACAATTCATATTGTTTCTTCATTCCTAAACTAGTAGGTTCTAGTATTCCATTTACTTTTCTATACTTTCCGTTTAAATGTTGAGTCATCTACGTCAAAATATTTAATTTTATTTTCATCCAAATCTTTTAAAGCTTCATTAACCCATTGTTCATCTACAGTGTCTTTATAACATAGTATATGAGCTGTAGCTATTTCTGTTGGGTTAAGTCTTAACAATCTACCCAGCTTTTGTTGGGCTTTACGTTCATTACCAAAAGAATGCATAATAATAGCACTTCTTAGTTCTGGTATATTAACTCCTTCATTAAGTTGATTGACACAAGATAGTCTTTCAATCATTCCTTCTTTAAATAATTCTAAATTTTCATCAGAATCTACATTGTTAGAATGAACTGAATGAGTACACATTCTATCAGCCTGGGCTTGTGTATTACAGAATAGAATACATTTCTGATCCATATCCTTAAATAACTTATTAGCATAATTCTCTTTGGTTTGAAAATCCATTAAAGCTTTCATTCTCATTATAGAAGCTATCTGTTTTTGTTTAGGTCCATTAGCTTCATACACTCTTTCTGTCCAATAATTATAGTTTTTAGTTTCTGATGTATAAAATTCTTTATTACTTTTAAGAGTCACCTTTATAGTATTACTACTAGAAAGCCTCATCTTGTGCACTATAATTCTATAATCATTAAGAATGTCATCATCTACAGCATCATCAGTGATGTATTTAAACTTTACAGGACAAAATGTATTCATCATTAGTCCTTTTTCAGAATCAGCATATCTTGGGGGTGTACCAGTGAGTCCTAGTATTCTACCATTGTAGTGACCTAAAAATCCTATATGTGAATTTAATAAAGAGTGGGCTTCATCTAGAACAAGAACATCATATTTATTTGGATCAAACTTATTTAAAGAGAGATAGGTTGTAAACTCTAATCCTAGTATATCCATGTTAAACTTCAAAGCATCATCCTTCCAAGATTTAAATATACTAAGTTTAGGTGCTACTACTAACACATTAAGCTTATTCATATTTGCTTTCTGTAAATGATCAATATACTTTAGTCCTATAAGAGTTTTACCAACCCCCATGCTAACTGCAGCACTTGATCTTCTATTATCTAATGCTATTTTTAAAGCATCAGCTTGAATTTGTTCTCTCTTATTCATTTTAAAAGTTCTTTTAATATAGCATCTTTAGCTTTATTTCTCATAATAGAAGAATACTTTAAACATATTGCAGATTTATCTACAACTGTATCTTTGTTTATTCTACCTATATATTGGTTAACCCAAAGTTTAGTTTTACCATCATATCCAATAGTACCTTTTAACTGACCGTATAACTTATCATGATATTTTTTATCTTTAATAACATTTAATAGATACTTAAACTCTTTAGCTTTTTTTTCTGCTTGAAGAGTTGCCATTTTAACTAAAGTATCATTATCTACAAATTGTTTTACTATATCTATATCAATATCTTTTTTGTTCATTTTAAAATGTTTAAAAAAATAGCTGTTCTGGTACAGCTAGACCCCCCTGATCACCTTATATTTAGATTCAAAAAACCCAGTTGATAGTTTCAATATATGCAGATGAACTATGTCTAAACCAACCATGAGGCAAGGGTACAAGGTAAAATGAAAACATCTGGGTTCACTATTTTTAAATACTTTTATTCAGTTTAGATTGTCCTATTGTATACACTTGATGAAAGTCTTCCCATTCTTCAGGTGTTAGTTCTAATAGTCTTTCTCCAACACTTCTTAATTCCCAGTCTTCACTGCCCTTTTCTATAAAAGCAATAACAATACAAGTTTCTGGTAAGATAAAAGAACCCTTTGAAATACTACTTTCTCCTTTCTGTAAAAAATTATCACCAAAACTATCTACATACCCATCTTTTCTGTATTCTTCTTCTTTACCAAAATAAATATTTGTATACCATTTTACTATTTCATATAATGGTTTATCTTTTTTAGTAGATGTGTATCTTTTAAATTCAAGATTGTTTATTCTAATTTTCATAATTTACTTATTTTATCTTCCACTTCATCAATTAATTCACCTGGTAATCCATCACAATAAAATCTACCCATTCCAAATTTTTCTTTTATTTGTGTAAACTTAAATCCTGGATATGTAATAAACTTTTCAAATTGTCCGTCTAACCACTCAATAAATTCATCACCATCAACGGATAATCCATAATGACCTTTCTCTAAATAGTCTTTATATTTTTCGTTAAATTGTTCTACTGTCATAAATAATTAATTTGTTTCAAATTCTTTTTTAAGTTTTAGATACTCTGTATATCTTTCTTCTGTACGTTTAGCTTTTAATGCTTCCAAATGAAGTTTAAATTGTTTCTTCTCTTCTTCTGTTTGTTCTCTATAATGAGTTATAACTACAGAAGTTTCTCCTTCATCCCAACCACTATTACCAAATTCTCCTCTTTCAACATTTATCATTATATTATTCTCAGGTGTTAATAACTCTGGAGGTAAATCAGAAATAGGTATAGAAACTCTCTCTCCACGATATGTCTTTTCAAATAATGTTGCTGTTATTTTCATAATTCTATATTTTATTATTTAGTAAATAATCATCTAATACTTCAGTAATTGATTCTTTGTTTACTTCAAAATCATCTGAATCCCAATAATCTCCTTGTTGATGATTATTATCAATATAAGCTGAATCTGCTGCTTTCTCTAATAACCCTTTACCAAATTCTCTTTTAAATGTTTCAAATTCTTCTGGTGTGAAACAATAGCAATTCATTTCAACTAAATCTTGAATATATTTTCCATTAGAATTACATAATGTAAATCCATCGTATTCTTCATTAAATACTGAGTCTGTAAATTCTATATATACTTCTTGTATTTTAGGTTGTATCATAATTGTTTCAGTTTTAAAATTTATTATGTAAATAATACCAAATCTTTTTTGCAAAGTATTTAGTTGTTTCCCAAACTAATATTGCTAGTAATAGTTTATTCATTGTTTACTTTTTTTCTTTTGATGATACTCACCTTTTTCATTTTGATACCAATCCCCTACTTTTAAAGATTCATAATTTTCACACCAGCTACACTTAAAATTCTTAGTATCATTTTCTTTTGATGAATAATGTATATTGGGATTTGAATAGTCCTTAAATACTTGTTTTTTACAAGACGTGCATTTTATATAACTCATTTTGTTAGTTTATTCATTTTTGTTTATTAAAAGTTTCATTATAATATTTTTTACCATATCCAATCAAATAGTCATAAAACTTGGCTCTATCATAAGCATCAATTATCTGCTGCTTTTCCATTTCTTTAGCTTGTTCTCCTACTTCGTTGCCATAATTTTCATTAACATATTGTTCTATTAACCATTCTACTGCTGTTTGTTGTTTACTCATAAAATAAATTTATAAAAAAGGAGTGTAGTATTTCATACACTCCCTTTACACACATCAATTAAAAAATTATGCTAATTTAGCAAGTCTTCTTTGTCTTTCAGTAATTTGTTTTTGAACAGACTCTATAGTAGCTGTATATTGTTCTTTAGCTTTTTCTATTTGTTTTTCTATACTAGCTACAACATATTCAGCTTGTTCTACAGTATACCAATACTTATCAGCAAAACTAGCTGCTTTCTCATTTGTAGCTACATCTTCAGGTGTTACTCCTTGATAAGCTTCTTCCACTCTAATCTTAGCATCATCTAATTTTTCCTGTAAATCTTCTAATGCTTCTTCATGGTTGTCAGATATTGTATCAAGATTTTTATTTAAATTCTTGATGTCTTTGTTCAACTGAGATTGCTGCTTTAAATAAAACCCATTTATACGGTCTTCAGCTGTTAATCCTAAAAATGCTAATACTCTTTGTGTAATAGTTAAATTTACCATGTTAATTGTTTTTTTTAATTAATTTTTAATTGTTTTACTTTGATTAATTCTGCTTTAATAGGTGAGAATTGTTTACCTGCTATATTGATTGATTGATGTGTTTCTGTTGATTTAAAATCTGGATACATGTTTTCTAATGTTGCTTTAACCCCATTATATGAATAGGATGTTACTATTGGTTGATAAGTGGTTTGATTTGATGTAAGAACCTCTGCTTTAGGTGGTTCTATAATCTCTGCCCACTTACCCTTTCTATATAAAATACCTTTACCATCTTCACCATGTATATCACCATCACTAGTGTATTCAAATGTCTGTTTCTCAACAACATATTCTGTTTCACTATAGCTAGCAGATTTATATCTTGTTCCTACAGGATATTTCTTCTTAGCTTGTTCTAATAGTTCTTCTTTTTTACCTATATAACTTACAGAATTTATTTCTGCTAGAATAACTTTTCTTAAATTGTGTAACTTTAAAGAACCTCCTGTAAATTTCATACTTTCAATAGGTTTATACCAATCATCATTAATACTTCCTATTTGCCACACTTGTCCTAAATTTCCATAATACATTCCACCCCTTCCATTAGATAAATTATCTGTAACTACCCAATCTCCTACTTGTGGTTTCCATTCTTCTTCTTTAACAAGTGGTGTAAATCCTTCAGGCATAAGTCTATATCTTATATTTAAATTATTCTTTTTTAAAGCTTCAGAACAACAATAACCTACATGAGAAGGAAAGTTTGCTTGGGAATGATTTATAATTAAACCATATTCTCCTTTTTTAACTTTTCCTCCATTTGGAAGATCTACTAAAGCTTCTAAATATCTACCTATATAACTAGAAAGATTATCATCAGGAATAAATTCTTTCTTTTCTACAGATTGTTTAATTGTAGCTGCAAACTTCTTTGCTTCTTCTAATGTAGCAAACCATTTAACATCTACATCTAATCTACTTCTAGAACAACATCCATAATCCACAAAGAAAGAATCTTTAGAGCTATCTAAATTATATTTAATTTTATCTATAGTGCCTAATTTAACTCCATGAAGAGTTGAATTGTTAAAGAAAACTACATAAGTACTAGCACTCCATTTCTCTATAAGTTTAATTTCATCTACAATCTCTGCCCATTTACCATGTTTATATATACATCCTTTACCATCTTCTCCATACACAGTATCGGCTGGAGAAGGAGCCCAATCCATACTTTCCACTGTATATACCTCATAACCTCCAGTAGCACATTTATATTGTGTACCTATAGGATAGAGTCTTTTAGCTTTAGATAATAAATCTTCTTCCTTATCCCAAGGCATTCCTTCCTCATATAATAGAGAGAATGGTTTCCAATGAGAACTTTTTTCAGAAGTATCATTAAAATGAAAATTTTTACCTATTCCTATAAATAAATATACAAAAGTCTCTTTATTTATTTGTGGATTTGAATATTCATTTTTATATCCTAATAATGTAAGCCAATTAGAGGCTTTCTGCATTTCTTCCTCTGAAGAAATTTCTATATACTTATTTTTTAAGTTTTGCATAATATGTGTTTTTTATCTATGTTTATATAACTAACTTGCCAACCATTATAACTAAAAGAATTGCAAAGTTTTATACAATATGGAAACATAGATCTTTCATTTATCTCATAAATAACTCCTGTCATTTTATTAGGAATATTATTTACTTTGTATATAAATTCTACTTTATCTCCTACTTTATACCTCCTGGAGAACAGTTTGTTCCAATAATTCTGTAATTGAGAAATCAGTGTCATTGCAGTTTTTTATTAGCTCTTGTAATAGTTTTAAATTTTCTTCTGTAAAAGCAAATCTGTTTAATAAAAAAAACTCATAGGGTGCACAAGACTCATCTAAATCTATTTCAGCAAGATGCACTCCCACTTCATTTTGGGGTTTACATAATGTTGTAAATATAATCTCATACTCCTGTCCTTCTTTTAACCATTTATTTTGTGGTATTTCTTTAGGACGGTTTTTATCACTAATACATATTGCTGTACACATAATAATTATTTTAAAATTATGATTAATACTATAATTATTGAAATTATCTCAAAAGGATGGTTATTAATCCAATCCCCTATCTTGTCTATAAATTTACAAATCTTCATATTTGATTTATTTAGTTGTTAAAAATAAAAGTCCCCAGTATAGAAATACAGGGACGCAATTTAATACAAAAAAAATTAACTATCTATAAGTTTAAGTCCTAATGATACAGCTTCTTCTGAAGATAGTTCATCATGAACTAAATGTCCAATTGTTTATAACATCAATCCATTTAAAACCATATGCTTGTTTTTGTTTACCAATAAAACAATTTCTTATAGCAGTACTACTTTTAATGTTTAATGTCTTTTTTACTTCTTCTAAAGATGTATATCTATTAATAAGTTCATTATTTAAATTATATTGTTCAATTACTCTTAACGGTATAGGAGGTTTTGTAATATCAAAACTCCACATAAAACCTCCAGCACTAGGTCTAGTACCTTTTGCAGCTTTTGATATAGATGCTCTATCTATTTTTGTTTCAATTTCTGCATTTGTAATATTATCATAAGATTTAATATAAACTCCAAACATATTATATTGATGTACATTTTTATATAAATTATGACGTTTTATTCCTAAACAGCTTTTTGCAATTTTGCAACTGTTATATACAGGATTATATAAATCAATATAAAATTGTTCTTTAGTTAAACATTCTAAAAAGTCACATATTTCTAAAATTTCAAATTTAAGATTATCAATACCATATTTATTTACAACTCTTTGTAAATACTTTGAATGATGCTTATTTAGTTTTAATTGTGAAAGATGTGATTTCCATCTTCCTAAAAATCCTTTATTATCATTTCTAAAATTTGTAGATGCAGCACTACCTATATATATTTTATCTGGAAAAAAATTGTGGTATATTTTATAAACACCTGTTTTTTTTAAAGATTCAATATTTTCAGTAGTATATGTAGATAGTGTCATAATTGATATGTTATATATACAATATATGACATTATCTACATATTTCCTAATCTATTTTTTGAAAAATTTAATTCTTTTGCAATAATAGGATTTTCTTCTATAAATTTATGACAAGTCCTACAAACAGCTAACCATTCAGAAGTTTTTAAATAGTATTCACCTATTCTACCAGCTTTATGATGTACATCTGTAGCTTCTCCTGTACAACCAGGAAGTTTTACTTCACAATATGGGTGAATAACAAAAAAAGCTGTTCTAAGTTTAGAATAAATATCCATTTCTTCCTTTTTCTTTTTAGAAACAGGAGCAATAGCTTTAGGCTTTTCTTTTTTAAACCAACAACTTTTGCAATACTTCCCATTCTTACCTTCAGACTTGTATATGTAACTAGGTTCTTCACATCCTGTACATATTTTCAATTTAGCTTGTATTCCCATAAGGCTGTAAAAATAATATTATTATCTTAATTGATAAAAGTTTTTTGGTAATAAACCAACTTCTAAAAGTTTATTAATAATGTCAATCTTTTTAAGCCCCAGTTCTTTAAAACTAAATGTATCATCTTCTAGTTCATCTAAATGTCCTTTAACATTAGTTAGGTGTTTTACTATTTTACTATTAGGAAATAATGCTAATAGAAAATTATCTACGTTTGTAAAAGTGATGTCTTGTTTCCAATTACGTAGTATTCTCTGAGCTTTAGTAAATGTTATTTTAACATTTCTTTTCTGTTCTTCAGTCATTACATTAATTTCATGTATAGAATATGCAGTGAAACCATAAACAACTTTAGAATAAATGTCTTGTTGTTTTAGAGATAGTTTTAAAACATTTTCCTCAATCTTTTGATACTTAACAGTACCTTCTTGTTGAATCTTTTTTATGAAGTCATACCTCATAAATTGATGTTTGTTGTTTTCTCCATAAGATACTATTATACCATTGGAGTTAGCAGAAATTGATTTCTGTTCATTAAATTTTGTCATTTTAAAATTTATTTAATTGTGAATATAAAAAAAGGGAGCCTTTATTAGACTCCCTTTACATTTCTATAATTGTTGTTCTATAAAACTGGTTCTCCTTGTTTACTACCCATCATAGAACTCATTGCTTTCTGTGCAGCTAAAACTTCTTTGATTTCAGTGCTATTATCATGAGTTAATAACTCATCTACAGCATTAGGATTTGATGTATAGAATGATTGTCTATAAATAGGTTGATCATCTACACGACATATAATACCTGTATCACCAGCTATTTTTAAATCTCTATCAGGATTTTCAGTGTTAAATGGAATTAATGATTCCACCACTACAATTTTACCAGGAAGAGTTGTTCCTTCAACATATCCTGTACTTAAAAGATCTTCTGTTCTACCTTTTATTAGGGCAGATCTTTTTACATTTCTCAACCAGCCTTCATTATTAATCTGAATAGCTTGTTGTTCTACTCTCATATAACCATAATCAGGGTTATTTTGGGAAATACCAATTACATTTCCGTTTTTGTCTGCTACA